GAGATTTTTTTTTTCATTTTTTTGTCCTCTGTTAAAAAGGGGTGTCAATAAAGACACCCCATATTATTTATTTAATTGGAGTTGGCTTAATTCTTCTCTCTATTGTGAAACCTCTATCCCTGAAATATAAACCTCTACAATATCTTAAATTGTTAACCTTATTTTTTTCCATAAAGGTCAACTCTTGTTCTTTCATAAAGTTTTGTAGTTCATCAGGTTCAAGGTAAAAACTTTGAGATTTATTATTGATTTCACCCCATACAAAGTAATCTATATTTTCATTCATTTTAGTCCTCTTTCTATTTGTAGTCATAACGACTCGTATTTAACTTAGATGGCTACAATATAGTTAAAGTAGCCAATGTTGTCAATACTGGCAAATCGATTACTATTTACCTATTCCCACATCTTGACAACCTCGTTTAAGAATGGCTAAAATTGGTGGTTTTGAATCGATTAAGACTGATTCTTTTATTGGAAAACTGCGAAAAAAAAAGGATTACCCAATGCCACAAAATCGACAGATTAAGAAAAAGCCCTTATTTTCCCAGTAAACTAAAAAAAAATTCACCAAGTGTTCACCATACTTGGCTACATTGTTCACCACTGGTAAATAAAATCAAGTCTTAAATTAATTTTGTGTGGTGTATTTTGCCACATCTTCATCTAGGGGATTCTTTTTTTCTTTCTTTTTAGTCCAACCTGCTGAACATCTATCACTACAATACTTTCTGGTCTTTTGATACTTGGTTATATTAAAATAAGTGCCACATTTGACGCACTGTTTAGTGTCAATTATATCTGCCATTATTTGCTTTTATGGTCTGACATGACCCTCTCATATTCATTCTGAATAAGTTGAGCCACAAGGTTATTTCTATAAAGCATGGTCTTTTTCTTGCCAAATTTCACATCAATCCCCAAACTATCTGCCTCTTTCTTCATCTTATTCATCTCATCATTCATGCGATTATTGGTGTGAGAAAGGATATAATTTAACTGTTTATCTATCATTTTTGCAGTTTCTTTGGGGTACATGAACCCTATCTGCATATATATAGGCTCACTTTTCTTTGCTTTCTTTTTCATCTCTCTTTTCTTTCTAATCATTTTGTTATAACTGCTCACATCAGTTAAACCCACCAATAGTCCAGTATCTATTTCTTTCATTAGTAAGTTTCTTTTTCTCTATAATTGGTTGGTAATCTATTTTGTGGGTCTAGGTGTAAGACACTTGCTATTTTAAAGTCATTGGCAAAATCACATATCCCATCAATGTTTTCTAAAAAGTAATTACATACAATCCCCACAAAACCACTCTTAGAGATTTCTAAACACTGGTCTTTGAATGTATGCTTACCTGAAATAGAGTTGTTAAAGTTGATTGAACTCTCTTTAACCATAGAGGAAATGAAACTATCCTCTGGTCTTACCTTTAACATTATTTCCTCAATAATTGGGTTGCCTTTTTCATCAAGATTGCACCAATCAAAACTAGCATGAACTTTATATTTGCCACCATCTGATGAACCCACATAATGTTTAAGTAAGATTGAGTTCATTCTATTATTGTTATTACTGGTTTCTTTGAAAAAAATATTAACCTGAGTCCACTTACCATCTTTTTTAGTTTCTATTTTTTCTATCATCATATTATCCCAGTAGTATCTTCATGGTGTTTCAGACCAAGTTCTTCTAAGTTTTTTTTTCTTTGCTCATCTTCATGTTCCTTAGATGCCAGTTGCCCTGCTAATGCGATATACCCACAAGCATCAATAAAATCATCAATGTTAAAATCACCCTCTTTAGTTCGAGCAATTTTAAGCAAAGCCATCATTAATAATGCTTGTAGGGAATTAATATCTTCATCAAGATAACCAGAAAACAAGTTTGCAATATTCTCATGGTTCTTAATAAAAGAGCCATGAGTTTTTGCCCTATCACCAGTAATTAAATTACCTGCCCTTTGTAATATATCGAGTCCGTATATCACTAGAATGGAACTTTATCGTCTAGTTCAGCATCATTGGCATTAGGCATATCTGGTTTAGGCGACTTAGCTTTATCACTTTTATACTTTTTCTTAATTACAAGTTTGAATGTTGCATTATCAACTATGTATAAACCTGCCTCACAAACACCATTATCATTGATAATTTGTTGTAGTAAACCAGTATCAAGTTTCATGGTATTCCACATCTCACCATCAAAACCTAATGGTTTAAAATCGTATTCTGCCTCATTCTTCTTTTCTTTGTTATGTTGGAACTTTTTAATTTCACCCTTTTCAAGTGCATTCCATTTCTCATCACTCATATAATTGTCCTTTGTTATTTGTTGAGTTTAGTTAAATCAAACCCATCACCAGATGGATTCATATCACCAGATTTATGTGTTTCTAAATCTTGGGATTCTTCTATTGCTAGTAGAAAGAATTTTTGTAGCAGGTATCTATAACCATAAGTTAATACTGAACCACTAATCTTAGGGTCATTCTGATTGCCAGTTAGCTTTTGTGAAACTTTAACATCACCACATCTAACAAAATCATTTACAAATGCACCATTCTCATTTCTATGCCCATTATCTATATCAACAACAGTTAAAACAACAACAGTCACTAACCTGCCATCATCTCTAATTTCAGTTGATGTTGTTGGATAACAAAACAAACCATTTGCAAGACAAGCATCTCTGCAAACCTTTTGAACATCATTATAATTAGCAGTTGAATATCCTGCACCAGTTAGGTTCTTTTGAACTGGGTTATCTGCACAATGCTTAATGGCATTGTTTAGTTTTTGAAAGATATTAGGTACTTTCTTTACTGGTTTATTTGTTTCTTTTTTCTCAGTCATTATTTTTTTCCTCTTTGTTCTTTTTGGTTCGATATTCTTGATATTTTTTAAAATCTTTTTCTAATTTGCTTATGTATGAACGCAAAGCACCAAGTAATATGTTGTGGTCTGGTATATCAATGGGTTCTGAAATATTTGCACTTTTAAATGAATCTATGGTTAGTTGTTTACAATAATTAATCATGGAATCTGGGCAGTCCATGTCATATCCCAATCTTAAAATTGATATTTCTTTTTCAATTTCTTCAAAGGATTTATTTTTATTTATTGGTATTACTTTATTGTTCATGCAGTTTTTTCCTCTTTGTTTTTGTATAGGTCGTAAATCATTTGTTTATATTTTGGTTCGATATTCTTGAAAAATTGATGCTCAAACTCTGGTGGTATCAATTTGAGAATTTTGTAAGGGTCATCTGATAGAGATAACAATGTTTGTCTAACTAATGCCTTTTGCTTAATGTTTTCTAGTTCTAGGTTTAATCTATCCCACTGCAAATCCTCATAGTCCTCATGTGAGAAATAAGTTGATTGTTGGTTTGGCACTACATATAACATATCGCCTAGTACCTTTTCTGCATTTGCATAGATGCTCATTTGAGATAAATGAAAAGGCTTTGGTTCTTTTGGTAGTGAGGCATTTGCCCATATCCTTGAACCCTCTGGCTTAACCTCACCTGACTTATCTTTATAATCTTTTTTATAGAACCCTCTAGGTGTTGGATAACTTGTTTTTAGTTCAATCCATTTAACTAATCTGCCATGCTCATCTATAAAAGCAAAGTCAATGAAACCAGTGAACAAACAAGTAATATCTTTTATTTCTAAAAAAATTGGTCTTTCTAAAACTAAAGTTGTATTTTTTGGTTGATGATAGCTTACTTGATAAACTATTTCCTCAATCATGCCTTTTGCATATTGCATATAGTGTTCATTCATCTCACCATCTTTTTCATTCACTGTACTTGGAATATATCTCTTACACATATCCTCTATAAAAGTTAATGCTTGTTGCATTGATACCTGCCCAGTTAAAACATAACCAGAAAACTCACCTATCCATCTTCCCCAGTTCATTCTAGCTGACCTTTCCATATCTCTTTTATGTTCAGATAAAATTACATATTTAATGAACCATAAGAAATTAGGTAAACCCATTGATGAATTACTTAACCATTCAATTCCTTGCCTTGACCATTCAACACCAGTTTCAAAATCTCTTTTCTTTTTTTCTAAATCAGTTTCTTTTGCTTGGTCAACATCTCTATTGGCATTAAGCAAGACCACTGAGGGAGTATCAGCAGTCTTACTTGTTTTCTCTTGGGGAGATTCTTTTTTCTTAATACTTTTCTTTTCAGTCTTAGCAAATATTCGTCTGATTTTTCTATTAGTAATTTTCCTAATAAATAAATTTTCTAATTGTTTAGTTTTATTTATCTCAGACAATTACATTCACCAAACTGTTTTGAATTTCTATCATCATTATTAAAATAAAATAACAAGCAGGTAAGAAAGCAATCACACCTGCCATCTTGAAAGTTATTTCAATAATTTCTAACAAATTAAATTTGTTCATAACTTTATTCCTTTTAAAGCTAATGCAACCCCAAAATGAAATGTTGTTGATGATGGAGTTGCACTAGCAATCAATTAATAAAAAAAAGGTTCATCAACTAAGACAAATCCAAAAATATAATGATTCGTCTTATGTCATTACATTAGTCAAAATATTACACAAATAAAGCAATTTATTAATAATCTTGAATTTTGGGTGAACGGTAGTCTAATTTTTGGCAGTTTATATAGCTTAAATTAAGTATAATCGATTGTTGCAATTTGTAGCCAATGTTGTATAATAAGGCTATAAGGAAAAACAAAAAAAAAAGAAAGGCAAATAAAATGACAAAAAAAGAAATCATCAGACAAATGAAAGAGAAAATTAAAAACGATAAAATTAAGATTGGCAAAAACATAACTAAAGAGATTACAAAAGAGGTTGTAATGCCAGATGGTAGAGTAATTGTATTTAGAAATTAATTAGTGATTACACCCCATTCAAAATGGGGTGTGACCAACAATTAATTTGGAAACAAAAAAAGGAAAATAAAAATGAAAAACGATTGCACATTACAAGATGTTTTAAAACAAATCAAAACAACTGAAAGTGAAATTGATTATTTGAAAAGGGTATTTGAAAAGGCAGAAAACAGAATTGATGAAACTGATAGAAAAACTTATCAAGATTACATTTGGAAATTAGAGGACACTATTTTGGAATTTAAAACAGAATTAGAGGACTCAGTAAAAGAGCAACAACAATCAATGAGATATATGAGGAATGAGGCATAATGAAAAATAATTTAGAGTTGCCAGACTTTTTGAGAAGAAAAGTACCTTCTAAAAATCAACCTATTCCAAAGTATGATTATAAAAGGCATTTTGTTCCTAATAGTCTTGATTTAGAGATGGGGAATAAATGCCAATGTGATGATTGTTTGTCTGCTAGAAAAAAGAAAGTATCAATCCAAATTTTAAAACGAGAACAAACTAAAGAACGAGTTTTTGAAATGTTATCTGAGGTCATAACTAAAGATAGTAAAATGACTAAAGGTGCATTGATAAAATACATCAGAGAAAATTTTAAAGAGCAGACTGTTTATTCTGATGTAGGTAAAGTTGCTAGTAAAGTGATTAATCAAAACACTGGTCATTCATTTAGCAAGTGGCAAGTCTGCACAACCCAAAGACATATCAGAAAGGTGAAATAGATATGCCATTAATAAGTAAATACGCACAAGAAAGATATAGAGCAATTAATAATGCTTTTGCACAAGATAAAATAGATAGACGAAAACTTTATGAAGAACCTATTAATTTTAGAATTGGAAAAGCATTTGTTAAATTGTGCTACAAAAAATACCCAAATAAGTCTTGCTACAAACACTTTAAAGAGGTTGGTGGTGGTACAGAAAGTGGGTATGGTTATAAGATAATAACAAAAAGAGGTCGTAGGGTTAAAAGACGATACTTTAACATTAACACCCAAGACTATAATAATGATTGGAAATGGAAAGACCTTGTTCATACTCTTGCACATTATGTTGACAAAACTGGTAAGCATAGTGATGACCAAGCCTCGATTGAATGGGGTATAACTAGACTTGCTCTTGATACTTGGTTAGAAAAAAACAAGTTAGCCAATGAACAAGATAAGTTAAAACCAATTAAGCCCAAAGAGGATAGGGTAGTTAAAAGATACAAACAAATGATAGTAAGGCAACAAGTTTGGGAAAAGAAAGCCAATTCTGTTAAAACTTACTTAACTAGAGTGAATAAAGAAATAAAGGTGTATAAGAAAAGACACCAAGATAGATTAGAGGGTGTGGCTTAGTCCTCACCCTCATTAACCCATTCCCATTCAAAATCAATTCTCGATACTGGAATACAATATTTAATGGCAGGTCTTTGCCTTAACTTTTTATCTGCCCAGTTTTTAGTAGGGTTATATCTTCTATATTCCTTATCCTTTCTAAAAACAAAACCAATATTACCATTGGTAAATTTGC